AACGTCAAATTGTTCAAACCAAACTTTTGGTAATTTATAGAGAGATTGCCAAGTACCTACTATTATATTTTTATTTGTATTTTTATCTTGTCCTCCATAAACTAAATGTATTTCACGGTCAGTATTAAAAGTTTTATCGTTTACTGCGTAGTCTGAAAAATCGCTCTTCATTTGGTGTATCAGTGAAAGAGTGGGAACGATTATTAAAGTTTTGGCATTGAACCATCGAGTCAAAGTGTATATGGTAGCTGATTTACCTGAACCTGTTGGCGATAATAATAAAGTTCTATTATTTTCAATTACGTGCTTAATGCCTTTTATTTGGTAATCTCTTAGCTGAAATGGCAGCTTTAAATTATCAATAAATGTATTGAATTTGTCCAAATTAACTTCGATGTTTGAATCCGATTCATACTCAAGGGTGTAATCACGTTCCTTGCAGAACTGTTTAAGGTAGTTCAAAAGACCTATCGGTAAGGTGCAGTCCATCATATTGTACAGACGAACATATCCGTCCCACAATCTATTCTTATAAGATGGTGTGAATTGAAATCCTTCTTGTCGGAATTTAAAATAGTCCGATAGCTCTTGGTGTATGTACCCTTCAGTACGTAACCTAAAAAATACTTCATCAATTTTTTCGAGTTGTATTTTAGCCATATGCTATATTTATAGCATATATTGGAAGCTAACTTCCTTGGCTAAACTTGATGAATTCTATGGCGTTTCTTATATTCCAGGTTCTTTGTTTTAAGTTATCCAGAATTGAATGTAAGAAATCTATTTTTTCTTTTTGATATGCAATCTTTTGATTGGATTCTATAATTTTTTTGTCTGACTGTAAATACACATCGATGTCAGATTTTAATACTCTTTTATCGAAGCTATCTAGTCCCAGTTCTCTTAATTCTTCAGGAGAAATTTTTCCATTATAGTATTCCCATCGAACTTTATAAAGAAGTGAATGATCACTTTCCATCTTCTTTAGTAGAAGTTTTTCTCTGGTGTATATTTTATAATATTTGTTATGTAATTCTGGAATCTTTAGACTTTCGGTGGCTAGATCGGAACGATCAACCTTACAATCATTACTCCATAATTCTTCAATTTTGTCTATTTCCATATTTTTATAGATCATCAGATATTGTATAGTAACTATATCTGAAAGATACTACGGATGTCAAGAGAATAGTTTCGGAATTTGAGGCATCAATGTCAATACCCGTTAAGCTAATAGGAAATGCGTCCACAAAAGTATATCGCAAAAGTGGATTACCTTGACTACTAGAAATTATTAAATCTATATTTGAGTAGATATTTCCTTGTCCAAATGGTCTTTGTAATGGATATGTTTGTCCCGTGATGTCCTTATCTAATCCTGATTTAACTTTTATATACTGTTCAAAGTTTTGAGGAAAATTTAACCCGTGTATCCACATGTAAAAGTCGTACCAGTTTTTTAAACCCTCTTGTACTAAAAAGGTCATTTCTAGATTTGAATATTCCAAACTAGTGCCCGGCAATTGTATGGCATTGAATAAGTTTTCTTGTGTTACTACGCCAGAAACTATTTCTGGGATATTTACTTTTTGAATGAAGAATGAGCTTTCTTGCAATCTTGGAATGACAACAGCAAATGTCAATCCGTTTTGGAAGTTTTTAGTTGTTAGACTGCCTCTCATATATTTTTTATTTTATAATATTATCTGTGTCAATTATTTATGCACAAAAAAAAAATGAGAGCGATATTTCTACCGCTCTCATTTACTAATCACTCGATAATCAGGATATTACAGAGAAGTAATAGCCATCTTACGGAAGAACTCGTTAGAGTTAGCAACGATACTACCGTTACTATTACCAGCAAAGTTGCTAAATGGATGAGCAACGATCCCGTAACGAGTCTTGAACGCAATCTTTGGTTGGAATTGGTTCTGATCCACAGCCCTCATCATTTGGAGAGGAACATAAGGACAGTAGAACAATCCAGCATCATAAGGATTTGCACCCTTATAACCAACAACCAAGAAGTTTGAACCTACAACATAAGGATCAATATAAACCTTGAAACGTCCATTGAGAACACCAACAAAAGTATCACCAGTGTCATCAACGTTCAGGTTATCTTTGAGGTTTGTACCATAGTCAAGAAGTCCAGCGGACGAAAGAGCCGAAGCAACGTCCGAAGTACAAACGATCCAGTTACCACGACCACGACGAGTTCTCTTGGCAATTGTGTTTGCTTCTTTTTCAAGATGGAACATCAAACCTTTGAACTTTTCAACTAACCAACGACCATCGGTGTCATTGTCGAGATCGATAGTTCCAGGAACTGAAGCATAAGTAGCACCAGGAACAGCCGATACGTAAATCGTACGGATGAATTCACGGTTGATTTCAGCAAGAATTTCACCAGAAAGAATGTTTGCCAATTCGCTTTCGGCATCCAATCCATGAACCGCACGAAGATCGTCCGCAAGTTCTGTGGTGTATTCAGCTTTCAGAGCACGAGTCTTAGCTTCCACTGTGAGCTTATCAATACTGAAAGCCATCTGAGGAATTATGTTATCTTCACCTTGTGCTGTCGGCATCGCAGTACCAACATCTGCCATTGTGATGGCCAGAGGATCAAGAGTTGCATTATGTGTTCCAGTACCCGAGAAATCTGTGTCTGCTTCAAGATGAAGTGCTTCTGAACCCCCTTGTGTGCTATACTTGCTTTTAAGCGCAAATATCAAGCCTGTAGGTGCGTTCATTGGCTGAACACCAGCAACGTCGAATGCCATAAGACGTGGAAGAACACGACGAACGAGAGAAATAAGAACAGGATCATAACCCTTCAAGTTAGGGTTAGCGTTTGGAAACCCGCCAGTTGAGTTTGCCGCTGGAGCCTCATTCAACATTCTGGCTTCATTCAATGCACCCTCGGAGGAATAACCACCGTTGACCAATTTCTTGTTTTCAGTCGCTTGGTTCTCAAGAACAACCGACATGGCCATTCTCTTGTAGCGATCTTTGACAGGAACCACTCCCGATTCGTTGAGGTCGAGAACCCTCTCCCACTTTTTCATCAGCTTGGGAATGCTGACTTGTGTACTCAAAATCATTTTTTCTTAACTCCTAAGTTATTTTTAAGTTAATTCATACAAATTATTTATAAATTTCTTTTTTTGAAAGCATCAATATATTGTTCGACCTCATAATTTGACTCGCCAGTTTGTTCTGTCAAGTTCATGCCACTGTTTATCATTCTTTTATTTGCAGTTTTATTTCCACCCTTTGCAAAAAACGACTTTTTAATTGTTAGAACCTTTTCTGCAAAATCTTTTTTATTTGTAAAGGCCAAGTTTTCCGTTAAAGACACCAATCTTTCGCTATCCGAAGATGTCAAACCTTCACAAGCCCTTTTGACGATTAAACTCTTTGAAGTTTCTTTTAGGGCTTTTGACAAATGAATAGTTTTTTTGGTTTGTTCATTCAATCTATTTTCCAATTCTTTGGTTCTCTTAGTGAGACCTTTTACAAGATCTTTTTTGTTCTTTGGAACTTCAACGTAATGCTTTTCAAACAGATCTTTCATTCCGGACATAAAGTTTTCTGCTATTCTGGATTCAATTGAACGATCAACAGCTACTTTATTTTCCTTTAGCCATTCCGAAACTGCATAATCCAGATATGAAGAAAGTTTATTAACAATTCTATCTTCCTTCAACTTGCTCTGCTTTTTGTATGCAATTTTGTAGGCTTCTCTAATCTTTTCTCTTTCCGATGCAATTTTTTCTCTTACGACAGCTTCAAAAATTGTGGCGGTTTTTTTCTTGAATCCTTCGGAAAGTTTTTGACCCTTGAATAAGGTGTTTAAACTTTCATGCATTTCTTTCTTTTCATCTTCTTCGGAGCCGTAGGCTTCTTTCATTTCTTCTTCGTCTTCATGACTAGATTCATGCATTTCTTTCTTTTCATCTTCTTCGGAGCCGTAGGCTTCTTTCATTTCTTCTTCGTGATCTTCTTCGTCTTCCTCTTCGGATTCTTCTTTCAAGGATTTGAATTTTTTATTATGCTTTTTGAGGGAAGCGAGTGCTTCGTTGACGAATTTTTCCATATCTTCTTCGTCCTCTTCTTCCTCTTCCTCTTCTTTTTCTTCCTGTTCCTTCAGTCCTGGAACTTCTGGATCAGGTAATATTTGATCGCTGCCGAGATCTAAATCGGCCTCATCTCTTTCTTCTTCACCGCCAATAAGTTTTAGAAGTTCTTCATCAGGAACTTCATCCATAAAACCTAAATCGTGTACTGGAAGTTTTTCGTTATAATCAGAATTGGAAAAATCTTCTTCTAAATCTTCTTCCTCTTCATCTTCTTCCTCTTCGGAGTGCTTATGCATCTCCTCTTCTTCTTCAGAAAGTTCATCCTTTTCCATATCCTCTTCCTCTTCTTCCATGAAAGAAGATAGTTCACCTTCAGGCACTTCTTTCTTATGGCCCAAATCATGAACTGGTAAAGAAATTGCTTCTTGTATCAGTTTGTTCAATTTGCTAGACATATTCTAATCTCCTAAACTTGGAAAATATATTCTTCATATATTTAGTAAAAAATTATTCTTCACGAACTCTTAAAAATAAATCTTCTTCTAATCTAGATCCATCATCAAAATTCGCTAAGATTGTTATCTTATATTCATAATCAGATATACCACCATACAAACGAAATCTAACGATTTGACCACAACTACAATTATCAGGATCGGTCAAAACGACACCTGTACTAGATCTAAGAATCTGTGTTGTTGCGACACTTTGATCATTAGGTATCTTTCTGGGCCATTTAATGGCACTAGCTGTAGCAGAAACCAAATTCATTGATGCAAGTGGTGTTGCGTTACTAAAGTCCACATCAATGTCAAACTCTTCTGAAGGTTGTTTTTGTAAATTTAATCTTCTATCTACTGCCATATTAGACTCTATATTGTTTTGTTCAATTTATTATGTTAATATAAAAGAAAGTCTAGTATATTTATCACTATGGATTTTTTATGAAAAAAATACTAATAATTGCTGTGTTATTAATCTGCAATCTGGCATATGCAAAACCTCAGTATAGGGGATTTATGCTAGGAGATACGAGTTTACAAAGTTTATCCGATGCTAAAGCATTGGGCGTTAATATATTCAGACATCAGATTTTCGTTTCTCATATGAATGAACAAAACAAAGAATCTGTAATGAATGATGTATTCACGGTTTTAGATCCGATAGTAAATTTTTGTTTGACTAATAATGTCAAATTGGTAATTGATCTACATCAACCGCCTGGAGGTATGAAACAAATCTCTCACAACAGATCCGATTCGGCACATTTTTGGGACAGGAAACTTCAAAATTTAGTTATTTTCTTTTGGAAAAGAATATCAGAAAGATATAGTAATAATTCCATATTATATGGATATGATTTGTTAAATGAACCGGCATACCGATTACAGCAGTGTAAACATTGTTATACGCTGAACGGATTGTATTTAAAACTAAAAAAGGAAATTCGTAAATTTGACACACAAACTGATATAATTTTAGAATCATCATTTGGGAAAAGTTCTACTTTGAAGTTTTTAAAACCATTAAAGGATGATAGAGTAATCTATAGTATACATTGGTACTCGCCAATGAAAATAACACACCAAACACTTTTTAATTTTTCAGAACTGATTGAATATCCAAATAAAGAATACAATAAAAATGTATTAAAATCTGAAATGAGAACGGCAATAAATTTTCAGAAAAGATATAACGCTAGAATGTATATCGGCGAGTTTAGTTGTATTAGATGGGCAAAGAATTCCTCCGCAAAATTTTATATTAGGGATGTAATATCAATCTTTGAAAAATTAGGATGGGATTGGTCTTATCACGCTTGGCGTGAATATGATGGCTGGTCGCCAGAACACAATTCTGATATGAATGACAAAGGTTGGAAATCGACAACGCCAGTATTGGAAATACTAAAAAAGCATTTCTCACTCAACTAATAATTCGTCCACAGAATATTCTGTGGACGAAGGACTACAACTTAAATATCTTATTGCTTCCGTTGTCCCATTGTACTGTAATATCGCCACCATTTGGTGTAACTGGAAGTCCTGAAGCTATGTCAATATATGCTATCAGTCTCGATGAAGCCTCTACACCAGTATCCTGCCATATTACCAAGGCTTCGGAAACATCTCCCGTAACTGAAGTGAATAGAACATCAGCAGCATCAGCAACACCAGAAGCGGCCGTCTTCGATGATAAATTACCAGAAGATGCGATTCTAGCCGCTAAAGGAACTGAACTGTAGAATTGATCAGTGCTTAGGTTTGCGGTATAATCATTGGTATCGACGAGAGTGACTTTTATATTATCATTCAGCCAATCTATATCACCAGTTAAAAAGGCTTCTCTACCTTTGTCGTAAAGTGCATTTGCCATATTATTTAATCCTTATAGAAAATTTAATAAAAAAATTGTTCAGAGAATTTTATTCTCTATATTTATACTCAATAAAATTGACTATTCCGATACCAATTCGGCATCAACTAGAGTTTTGAATTGTTGAATGTTTACAAAAATTTTTTCCGATACGTCATTCTTAAAGTAACCTTCATTACATTCAGAACAAAAATCACCTTCTACATTCTTAATTGTGGCAGTTTCATTTTTGTATGTATAATACAAATCTCGACAGTCACGAATTAATTCACCATTTGAACACGCAAAACATTTCATCTTCTGTACCTATAAACAATAAATTTGTAATTTCTCTTTTGTATTCTGACAATTTCTCTTGGTTTCACACCATGATTTACTATCATGTGCTGACCTATTGCTTCCTGACTCAGTATTGATGTACCAGGTTCAATTTCCATTTGAAAGGATGGAACACCAAAGAACTCCTGAGAATATATCAAATCTTTTTTACAGTCAAATAAATCATTATCGCCAAAAAAAGATTCTTCGGTTGGAATGCCAAATGCGGATATTAATTTTGGTTGTGGTATTATATCTGGGTCGCCTAGACTTTCTTCTGATTCTATTTCTAGAATTATTAGATAGGTCTCGCCACTTAAATCTAAATGTGGAAATGTTGTACTATTATTAATTTCTGGAAAGACTTCAGAAACAAACAATAGTTTAAATGAAGGTACTTGAGTTGTAGATAATATTTGTTCACTCATCCTTCGTAATCCTCACTCAAATGCGACTTAATGATATTTATCGCATAATATTACATTAAATTATTTTAAAGATTTTAGGAATTTTTCAAAAGCCTTTATCGCCAAATCTTCTCTAATTGATTTTTTCACTATTGGTTTTGTTATTTGTTGTTTAATTTTTTGCAATTCTCTTTCTACGATTTTGCCATTATTCCAAACCCATTCTTTTCCTTCTAGTATTCCTTCAACAAACGCATCAGGAGCACTAGGATCTGCAACGACATCAACTGTGGCCAAATAATAATCGTCTTGAACCTCTTGTAAATTATTATCTATTTCTTTTAAACTACCCATACCACGAGAAGAGACACCCAACTGAACTCCTTCATCGATGAAGGCTTTAACTATTTTTCCAGTTGGTGTGTCTAAAATTTTAGCTCTGCCAATAAAATTGCTACCATCTTCTCGTATGGATGTAATCATATGAGAAACACGATCAAGATTAATCGTAGGTGTTTCTGGATGATTCAATTCGCCCAGTGCTCTGTTTTTGGATACTGCTTCTTGGATATATCTATTGACTTCTTTTTGAAGAA